CGGCGCATGGCGTGGACGAACTTGCGTTCCCCGCCGACTGGGAGCGTCACGGACGGAAGGCTGGCCCCATCCGCAATCGCACGATGCTGGCCGTCGGCAAGCCAGATCTCGTTGTCGCCTTTCCCGGTCGTCGTGGCACCGAGCACATGGTTGCGATTGCCCGCAATGCAAACGTGCCGATTCTGGAGAATCCTCATGCCTAAGCGTCTTGTCTTTATCGAGGTAGACCAGGAAGGGAAGCCGGTACTCTGGCCGTCGGTGGCGGCGGTCATGTATTGCGAGGACGAGGGTTGCGAGTGGTGCTCCCATGCGAAAGGGAATGTCGCAGAGGCCATTGCCTCCCTTCCTTCCGCCTCCGAGGCGCTGGTGGAGGCAATCGCCAAGATCGTCCAGCAAACGGCCGACGACTGCTCGATCTACATCAAGCCGGAAGAAGCAACCCAGGAAGCCCGTACCCTGATCTCCCGCCTGGAGGCCGACCAGCCGTGAGCGATAGACTCCCTGTAGAGTTCTCATGGGTCCCCGATGGATTGACGGGATGGGGGCTTGTGGGCCTCCATATTGCCTTGGGACTCACGCGCCTTGGACGCAGGGTCCACATCCCCCAAGAGACGGACCTTTCGGGCGTGCCCCCAACGCTCTGGCCCACCTTACGCGGGCTCATGGACCGGGGCGACCCCAACGAGCAACGGATCTTGCTCTTTGCGAACAGCAACTTGCAGCACGGGCCTCCGAAACAGGTCCAGAACCGCGTCCACGTCTCCATCGCCATGTTTGAGGACAGTCACCTTACCCCGGACGCCATTGAGCGCCTCAAGGGCTTTGACGCGCATATTGCCCCGTCTGGATGGGACCAAGGGCATCTTGCCGCCCACGGCATCCCGAGTCACTTGTGGCTCCAGGGCTATGACGAGACGATCTTCCGGCCCGCACCCAAGCGGAAGCCAGCAGGTGGCCCGTTGCTCGTCTTCTCCGGGGGCAAGCTCGAATTTCGGAAAGGGCAGGACATTACGATGGCGGCGTTCAAGCGGTTCCGCAAAACGCCGGAAGGCCACAACGCTATTCTCGTTACGGCGTGGCAGAACAAGTGGATCGCCACCATGGAAGGCATCTGGGCCAAGGGCTATGTCAAAGGCGTACCGTCGCTTCGCATGGGCTCGCTGGACGTGACGAGTTGGGCGGTGGCGAACGGCCTCCCCTCGGACGCGATCATTGACCTCGGGGTTAAATCACAAGCCTCGATGGCCGATGTGATCCGGGAATGCGATCTCGGGCTCTTTCCCAACCGCTGTGAAGCGGCCACCAACATGCCGATTGTGGAGACCTTGGCGCTGGGCGTGCCATGCTTGGCGACGAACGCGACGGGGCACGCGGAGAACTTCCGGGTGCTCGATGCTCCGACCGATGGCTTCCGGGCGCTCGCCCATAACGGCCACGTCCCACACGGCACGCATTACCAAGGGACCGACGGGTGGTTTGAGGCGGACCCGGATGAGATTGTTGAACAGCTCCGGTCGTTCGTGCGACAGCCGTGGGGACCGCCCCCTAATCCCGAGCCCGTCCTAGGATGGCGTGCCTCGACTGTGGCGCTGGATAATTTGCTTTCTGAGATAGCGGGGTAGGCATGGCGACAGGCGCTACTTATTGGCCCTCTGTTCGAGTGCTGTTCGCACGCGCATTAGCAGTTCGTCCCAGTCGCTGGGGTGGGCCTGCGTCCAGCTCCGTACGGACGGATACCACACCGAGGCTTCGCCCTGATCCCCCCACCGCCATTCGCGGCAATAGCGGTGGAGCACCCATGTCGGGATGCCTAACGTTCCGGCCAGATGGGCCGTCAAGGTGTCGACCGTGATGATGAGGTCTAATCCTCGCATGACGGCGGCGGTGTCGAGCACATCCTTGCAGCCTTCGGTGCCATCTACAAAGCGTTCGCCGAGCCACGCGCGGCCAATGATCTTGTCGTTGTCTCCGAATTGCAGGGACACCCATGTCACGCCGGGAATGTCAGACAGCAACCCTAACTTCTCGTGGGGGACGGAGCGGAGACTGTCGGCGGGGTTGCCGATAGCGCCGTGCCACGCGATGCCGATCTTAAGTAATGGTCTGGGCCCGATCTTCCAGTGCAAAGGAGGATCAGCAACTTCTGGAGTAATGGGTTCGGGCACCGTCTCGACCGTCGTCCCTAGAATCGCGGGCAGGTCCATGGTCGAGCAATGGTGGGTGAACTTGGGCAGCGCATCCACGTCCCGGGCGTAGATCGGCAGCCCCGGGAAGCTTGCCTCCATCCATCGCTTCAAGATTGCCCGCGTCTCTAGTCCGACGACTGGCATGCCTTTCTCCTGCAACACCTTCGCATACCGGGCGAACTGGACGTGATCGCCTAAGCCCTGCTCGCCATGCAGCAGCAACGACTCGCCATCACCCAACGGCTCGCCTTCCCAGTGCTTTGCGCCGCCGAAATCTTTGTGCCGTCCATACCCCCGCTGGAACTCCAGGTCTTGCCACCGCTTGAAGAACGCCGCCCACCCTTTCTCGTACTCGCCGCGTCGGAGCCAGATGTAGGCCTGCGCTAGATGCGCGGACGGGACGTTCGCGGGCAGCCGGATGCACTGCTCCCACTTCTGCCAGGCTTTCTCGACGTCGCCGCGTTGGTAGAGCAACGTCCCCAAGTTCCCCCAGGTCTCGACCTGGCAAGCATCCAACCGCAGTGCCTTGTAATACCACCCAATCGCTTCTTCATCTTGCCCATCATCTTGCAGGAAGCGGGCATAGTTGTGGAGGGCGACGGGATCGTCAGGGCTGATCTCGACATTGCCTTCCGCAATCGTTTGGGCGCAGTCGTGCCAATCCTTCAATTGCTCGTAGGGCACGTCGTTCCCCGCGCCCCGTTTGGAGAAGTAGGCGGAGATCGCGGCTTGCGCTCCGAAGTACATGACGGCCTTGGCTTCCGGGGGTGCTTTCCCGTCAGCGGTGGGCTGCATCAAGTTCATGCACTCCCCGAACCAATAGAGCGCGTTGTTCAAGTCGTTGTCGTCCAACGACTTTAGGGCGACCGCCAAGGGCGCTTGCAGGTAGGGCGGAACAGTCTGCTTCCACCGCTTGGAGCCGACCTCGGACAGCGGCTTATCTGGCATCTTGTGCCCGAATGAGCCAGCGCGGTTTCTCCGTTCCAAGCTCATTAGAAAGCCGGACTTTGGCTGGGCTTACGGTTCGTTCTATGGCTGGAAGCCCGCCACGGCCTTCGCCCATGAGTTTATGCGCCGCCGTAGAAGGCAGAAAAAGAATGGAATCTGTCAAATCCGTTCCTTGGGCCAGAAGATCGTTTTTCCATTGGGCGAGCATGGCGAGCCTCCAAACCGGACCATCGTCTGGCAACGGGTACCGCAGATCACGGCTATTCTCCATATCAAGGACGTTGCTGCCGCAGTGATCCCGCCGCAGCCATCCGGCATGATAGGCCGCCCGTTCGCGGAGGATGACCTCACGTTCGCTCGGCATCTGGTTTCTCCCCTTGGGATAGAATGATCCGACACAGGTAGGACTTGACCACGCCCGGGATCGGCTTCCCCGCCAACCATCGCCTCACCGTGCTCTCGTCCCGTCCTAAGACTTCGGTCGCAAACTTCCGGTGGCTCTTGCCTGACACCTCAATCGCTCGGTTGAGTACCTCAACATCATCAGCGGCGAGTAACGCTAAAGGAATCTTGGAACGTTCCACGAGACGCGGCTCCGGCACTAGGGGTGCGACAGAACGTATGGCGGAAACTCGCCAATTGCAAGATATTCCCCGCGTCTCGGACCCCAAGGCCCCGGATTCATGCCAAGACGCGCCAACGCAACAAGTTTCGGACAGAGCCGTGGGAACAAGCGTGGGAAGGGCAACACCTACGGCGCGAACGCCCAAACCTTTCAAGGTCGGATGAAGGCGCTCGCGGAACGCGCAGCCCTCGTAAAGCGGTGGGAGCGGATGCTTTCGGACGAGAACCCGGACGACAAGTTGTTCTTTCGCGCCTTTGATCGGGTAGCGAATCGTGGGTATGGGCTGCCAGCGTCCAGTTTGGACGTGACCTCGGGCGGCGAAGCGGTGGCGTCCCTGTTGGTGATGCCTGCGGAGGGTGAGGGGTGACGACCGCCCCGGTTGCCGAGTTCGCCTATCCGACCGTCATCAATAACCGGCCGGTGGCCTGGCAACCCCTCAAAGGCTTCCAGATGCGGGCCGCGAAGAATGGGGCCTTTGAAACCCTCCTTGGTGGTGCAGCGGGCCCCGGCAAGACCTCGATCCTGATTGCGCTCGCCGCCAAGTACGCCCAGCACCCCAAGGCCCGGGTGATCTTCTTCCGCACGGTCTACAAGGACACGTTGGCCGTCCGGGACAAGATGCAGGAGCTGTACCCCGCGTTAGGCGGTCAGTGGTCCACGCAGGAAAGCCGCTGGCAGTTCCCGTCGGGCGGGACCATCCAGGTCGCCCACGCCAAGACCTTCGCCGACATTACCGACTACCTAGGCCCCGAGTACACGGCGGTCCTGTGGGATGAGCTGTCGCTCGTGGCCGAGGAGCGGATCTGGCAGATGATTCTGGGGCGTATCCGCTCGACGGACTCCACGGTGCCACTCCGGGCCAGAGCCAGCGCCAACCCCATCGGTCCTGGCCGCTCGTGGCTCAAAGAGCGGTTTGTGGATAAGTGCGGGAAGCATGGGGAATCCGTGTGGAAAGATCCCGATACGGGCCGCACGCGGTCTTACGTCCCCGGCACCGCCAAAGATAACCCCTTGCTGCCGGCCAGCTATTGGGACGGGCTCAAAGACCTGCCTCCGAGTGTGCAGGCCGCGCTCCGAGACGGCGATTGGGACATGGCCTTGGGATTGTTCTACCCCGAGTTGATGGACGCCGACCGGCTATTCGTGCCCCGCTCCAAGCTCCCGGGCCTGCTCGACTGGCACGACTACTGGCTCTCCTATGACTGGGGGTTCGTCCACCCCGCCGTCGCGATCCAATACGTGCGGATGCAAGATACTGTCTATGTGTTGGACACCTTGCACATGCACCGCTACCAGGACGAGGACCAAGCCGCGTCGGTGTCGGGGTGGGCCGACAAGCGGTGCCTCGGGCTTTGCTACGCTGGAGGGGACGCCTTCGCCAAACGACAGGCGCACTCGGCGGTGGCAGAGACGGTGGCCGATGTGTTCGCCCGGTACTCGATCCATATGGAGCGGGCGAACTTGGACCGGGAAGCCGGAGCCAAGGTCTTGCGGCGGGTGTTCGCCGACGAGACCAGGCAAGGCCCCATGCCGATGGATCAGGTTCGGGTCCGGTTCGTGGACACCGAAGGCAACCGGCGGCTGGTGAAGGAACTACAAGCGTTGGTGCCGGACGAGTTGAACCCGAACGTCCCTGCTAAGCGGGATGCGAACGAGAAGGGCCAAGGGGGCGACGACGCAGCGGACGCTTTGCGCTACGGCTTGGCGACCCCGACGCTGGCCCCGATGGAGCCCCACCCGATCTGGGCGCCGCACAACGTGGCCGATGGCAAAGCGGACCCAGCCCCGTGGGAGGAAGCGGCCCAGGTGTTTCGGATGCCAACAGAGGACGGGACGATTGACCGCCGGCCCTATGCCGTGCGGAAGGGCCCAACGAGCGCCGAGCAGCAATTCCCGGAGGACTTTTGAGCCCCTACGATCCCAAGTCCGCGCTGAAGCTCGTGCGGGACGCGCTCAAGGCGAAGCCCACCAAGCCGAAGGGACTGCTGGACGGCTTTGGCGCTCCCACGGCCTACGAGGCGAGCGAACGGCCCCGGACCTTCTGCTTCCTGTTGTCCGCGTTTGCGGGCGATACGGCGGTCATGCCGGACGACTTCGACACGGTGCCCAAGTCGGCGAAGGGGATCAAGGAGCACGTGCGGCCCGACGGGGCGGTGTTCCTGGGGCTCTTTGAGACACCAAACGGGCGAGACCAAGGCGTGGTCGTCTTCGGTGATCCGCTGATGGACTTGCAAGATGCGATAAGTGCTAGTCTTGCATTTCGCGGCAAGGTGCTGTCGCAGATGGACACGTTTGACCGGCACAAGAACTTGGGGCCGTTTGCGGCCTCGGAGCGTTTGCCCCATGAGTAGCTATTATACGGCCACCAATGACGGCGGGGCGCAGAGTGCGCTCCAGTGTGCCGCCGGGTCGGCCAATATGCCTCTTCATGGCTTGGGACGGATGGGCCAGATGCAGGCGGTGGCCGCGTACCTTGCGGGCAATCTCACGGCCTTAACGAACGATGGGGACGCGGGATCGGCTCTCCAGGCCCGCGCCTCTGCCTTTGGCGTGTCATTGGCCGGGCTTTCGGACTTGGGGCAGGTGCAAGCGTTGGCGGCCAACCTCGCAGGATTCACCGTCAATACATCGAGCGATGGGTCGGCGCAATCCGCGCTGATGAGCGTCGGGGCGACGAACGGCGTGAGCGTCGCGGGGCTGGGGCGCGAAGGGGCCACGCAATTAGTGCTGGCCAACCTTGTGGCCGGGACCGCGAGCTATTCCCCCGGCGGGCATCCCTTCGGCCCGCAGTTGGTGAGTAGCCGGACGGGGACGGCCTACTACAACCAAAACATCAGCGAGACGGCGGTGGTCAACTACAGCCCTGGCGGCACTATTACAAGTAGCCGCACGGGCGCGGCGTATTACAACCAGAATCCGAGCGGGGCCACGGCATGAGTCAGGCGATTCAATTCAACAGCGTAGCGACCAACGTCCTCCGCGACAACGACTGGGAGTACAACAACGCCACGAGTCTGTGGGAGCGGTGTACGCTCTTGGAGCTGGCGGCGACCAACTTGGTGCTTCAGTCTGACGCATTGGCGACGACGTGGACGGCGGTCGGGACGCCGAATGCGGCGAATGCAGCCCAGACGGCCGCGAACCGCACGTTTAGCAAGCTGACTCCCGCGACCGCCTTCGGGACGGATTACGTCAAGCAGTCAGTCACTTATACGGGAGATGGCGTCAAGGCATTCTCGTTTCTGATCCTCTCGACGGGCGCAGCGGGCACGTTTGCCGCGCAAGTGTACGACACGACGGCTGGCGCCTCGGTCTGTACGGTCACGGTGACAATCGCCAGCAATGGCACGATGACAGCCGCCTGTTCCACGGGCACGTTCTTGAAGGCGCGGGCGAGGGCCGGGAACGTCTACCGCGTGGACTGCCAGACCACGAGTGTCACGGCCGCGCACTCAAATGAGATCCGGCTGGGGACAGCGGGGACCGCGACGAGTGTGCTGCTATCGGGGGTCCAGACTTCGGACAATCTCGTGCCGTCGTCCTTGATTCCAACGACCACAGGAACGGTCACCCGCAACGCCGACGTGGCGTACTTGGATCTGGCCGGGACGGCGCTGGCGGTGCCACGAGAGAGTACGTGGTACCTGAAATGGATTGAGTTAGGCACGTCGCTTCTGTCAGCCTCGCCGATAGGGCGGATATTCACGATTGGCGATTCCACCACAGCGAACACCAATAGCCTGTCGCTTATTTATGCGAGCCCAGGGCGGTATCGGGCGTTGTGGTGGAACGGGTCCACTTCGCAGCAAGCATCGGCTGTGAATGCAGTCGCCTTGAACGATGGAGTGGAGGCGCTGATCTACATTTCACCCACCGGATACGTTACACTCACGCAGGTCGTGAATGGCATCGCGGAGTCGCCCGTGGTGTCCTCGGGGACCGAAGCGTTGGCTGCCGCGTTTGCATCCACGCGGGTCGTTTTCGCCGGAAACACGGGTGCTGCGGTAGGCCTTCTCGGCCTCCAGGCGTTCAAGGCGGCGGTTGGGAACCAGTCGCTGGCCACCATGCGGAGCTTGCCGTAGTGGCCACGCAATACTTGGGCTATACGACGACAGCGGCTAATGCCGATCTGGACACGCTCCCCCAAGCGGTGCCCAGCCGCCCCGGGGTCTCGGCGTTGCCGGACTATTTGGCCAACAACGCCACGGTCAACGTCTATGACTATGGCGTGGCCGGGGACGGGACGGCCGACGACACCGACGCCCTGCAATCCGCCCTAGATGCAGGCAATACCCAGCACCGCGTGGTCTGTGCGGGCAATGCCGTCTGCAAGATCACGAGCGGGTTGACGATGAGCGGCCCCGGATTGGTCTTTGATCGGTGCGCGTATGGCTCCGCAGGCGACCCGGGGATCCATGTGAGCGGGACCGGCTACACGGCCCTGACCGTGAGCGCGGGCGATCTCGTCTCCCACTTCTGCGTGATGATCGCCGGGACCGGCAATGCCGCCAATGGGCTCTACCTCAACAACCCGGTGTTGGCGCGGTACGGTCAGATTCGGGTGTACAATCTCGCGGGCTTCGGGTGCAAGATCGACAAGTGCTATGATTGCCTGTTTGACACGATCTCCGTGGAACTGTGTGGGACGACCTCGGCCTATGCGTTTTCCATGAACGATGCGGGGGACACCTGCAACGCGACCACGGTCAACCGCTTACAGGTGGAGCAGGCGACGGCGCAGGCCATCTACATCAGCGACAGTACGCTGGACTGTCACTTTGGGACGATCCATTCCGAACGGTTGTCCCCCAATGCGAGCTACACCGCGTGGAACTTCGGCGGCGCTTCTACCTACAGTATGATTCGCCTGTCGAGCAATGGCACGAGTAGCAACGCCAAAGCGAAGTTCACGGGCGACTGCGCGACGTGGACGGGCATCCGGGCGGAAGGGTCAATTGACTGTCAGTTCGCCGGGATCAACGGCGCCCCCGTGACGATTGTCTCCCCCAACATCGCGGGCACGGCCCACGAGCAGACGAACCAGACGGGCAAGTTGACCTTTGTCGGCGGGAAGATCGCAAGTTGGACTGGCAACACGAGCAACCGCACGCTCTACAATACGGTGGTCGGATGACCGGCTATCCCGTCTTGACACCGACGACACCCAGTTGGGACGCTAGTGGCATCCCCACGGTGACGAACGGGCCCGTCCGCGCGGCGTCTAGCTACCGCACAGTCACGGCGCGGGACGTGGACGCCTTCGCAGGTGTCGCGAGTATCGGAAGCGCCATCGACCTGTCCATCCCCGCCGCCGAATGGTACATGGGGCAGACCTACCCCAGCACCAACGGCGTGTTGGTCGGCTTCTCCTGCGGCGTCCCGTACCTGCTTGGCGTAGGCCAGGACGGTCAGGCGGTGTTGAGCGACGGTGGATTGCCGTATGTGGACAGCAGCATCACCCCGGAGTTCTCTGGTGACAGCGCGGGACCGGACGGCACCCGCTTGTGGCTCGAACGCACGTTTGGCAAACGGTAGAGGATCGTATGGCATCGAACCCGATTGATCGCTTCGTGAAAAGCCACAGCGGCGGCACGGCCAAGACAGCGTCAGGGTCTGGCATCCACATCAAGCCGTCGAAGGTCGGCACGCTGCACACCGCCCTTGGCGTCCCGCAGGACAAACCGATCCCAGCAGCGAAGCTCAACCAAGCGTTGCATTCCAAGAGCGCGGCGATCCGCAAGAAGGCGAACTTTGCGAAGAACGCCAAGAAGTTCAAGCACACCGGCCCCAAGAAGCGGACCCGTGGCCCGACGCGCCCCGTCGAAGTGCATCTACACATCCACAAAGGGCCGTCCACCGATGGCGGCATGGGACCGATGTAGCCATGCCGATGCTCAGTAAGGCGCAAAACGCCGCGATGCACGCCGCCGCCGAAGGGAAGTCCACCCTCGGCATCCCCAAGGCCGTGGGACAAGAGTTCGTGCAGGCGAGCCACGGCGAGGATGTGAAAGCGTTGCCCAAGCGCGTGCGGAAGAATCCCCACGCTGTCCATTTGCACGTCCATCTGGAGGACTAAGCCATGCCGCGAGGCGTGTACGACCGCTCCAAAGCGAAACCCAAAGCCGAAGTCCCCGGCATCGTCGTGCCCGACGGCCCGAACCCGCTGGTGGGCGACGGCGCGCCCTTGGTCTATCGGGACCGATCTGGCCCTCCGCGCATCCTCAAACCGTCGGAAGGGGCGGACAACTTCAGCGCGATCACCAAAGCGGCGCACGAGCCCGAACCGCGCGTCGAACCCAACCCGCAGGCCGAGGTAGTCCCCCATGTCCGCCGTTGATCGCACCTTAGCCGCCAGCTCGCCCGCGAGCGAATACGCCCTGTCGGGCCCTGATACGTGGGCGGCCTACCACACGGCGACGAACGCCGCGCTTTCCTGCAAGCACGCGGGGGTCGCGGGCCAGCAGCATTTCATCCGCCAGATCGTCGTCACAGCGGATGCGGCCACGGCCGCCGTCAACGCCCTCACGATCAACGACGGGACCAATACGATCTTCGCCGCGAGTCTCCCGACGACGCTTGACGCGAGCCCCTTTGTCGTGACCTTCCCCGGGGCGGGACTGCCGGGTCAGGTCGGGGCGGACGTGACGTTGGCCATGACCTCGACGGGCAACTCCGCCAATGGCACGATCTGGATGGCGGGCTACACCCAGAAGGCGCCGTAATGTCGCTCGGGCTCGCGGTGCTCGTGGTGGGGCTCTCCCTCATCGCCTTCGGTGCTTGGGCGACGGGGCAAGTCGTGCCGATCATCGCGGCCCACTTGGCGCACATGCAAGCGATGGCGCTGGATCGAAAAGCGAAGGAACTGGATCTGGAGCGGCGGCGCGTGACGGTCGAGGAACGGCGGGTGGCCGTCGAGGAACGCATGCACGAGCGCCCCAAAGAAGTGCCGCCGATGCCCCGCGATTTGGAAGGCCGGTGCCATACCTGGGAAGACGAGTGGGCGAACGAGGCGGAACGGAAGACCATTACCGACCTCTGGAACGTCTATCAGGATTGGGACGAAGTGCGGCAGCGGTTGACGCCGATTAATGCGATGGCGAGCGATCCTGACACGATTGCCGCGCCTCGGGACGGGCTGTTGCAATGACCGGCCCCCCGATGACGCCCCAGCAGTACGTCTATACGCCGTCCATGCCGCCGTTGGCGTTGCCGCCGGGGTTGGTGGGACCGCCGAACGCGCAGGCCTTGCAAGAGGACGTGCAGGGGGTCACCCAGCAAGCGGCGGCGTTGCTCCAACAGGAACTGCAGCAGCGGGAGATCGAGGACCAGGAGAAGCGGAAGAAGGCCTTGAAAGCCATCTTCGGCGATGCCTTCCCGTTGGTCGTCGATCACGTCCCGCAAGACTCCGATTGGGAGCGGTGGGTGCAGGAACGGTGGGAGATCCATCGGGCTGGGGTCCAGCACAACATCTGGATGGCCGAACGCAACCGGCAGTTCCGGGCGGGCTTCCAGTACCAGAGCCGCATCAACGCGATGGGCGCGTGGCGGGAGACGCCGACGCCCAAAGACGCCGTGCGGATCGTGGATAACCGCATCCGACCTGCCCTGGCGTGGGCCATGCAGGTCGTGGCCGAGCAGCGCCCGGGGTGGAGCTTCCAGCCCACGAACACGGACGCCGACCGCGAGCGGAAAGCCGACGCCATGCAACGCGCCGTCGAGTACCAATACGACGCGCAGAAGAAGCGGGAGATCGACCGGGAAACGCTCTATTGGGCGCAGACCGATGGCGTGGCCTTCCAGATGACCTACTGGGACCCCGACAAGGGCCCGTGGGAAGAACTGGAGTCGGGCAAAGGCCCCGTGCCGCTGGGCGAGCCCTGCACCAAGGTCTATCGTTTGGAACAAGTCCGGGTGTCAAGCAACGCCACGTCCACCCAAGCGCCGATCTATTGGCTCTGTCGGGACATTCTCCCGATGCAGCAAGCGGTCGCCCTCTACGGACCGGAAGTGGCGGATAGCCCGGACCAGGCGTTGTTGCAGCAGGATATGTCGCAGTTCTCGACCACGAACCAGTACGCCTTCCAACCGCTGTTCCAGAACCAGCAGACGGTGGCGCGATACACGGTCTTTTGCGACAAGTCGGAGTGGTTGCCGGAAGGACTGACCGTCATCGTCGTGGGCCGGAAGCTCGTCTATGGCCCCACACCCTTGCTCATGGGGCGGGTGCCGATGGTGCGCGTGACGGACGGATCGGAAGACCCGGCCTTCTTCCCGCTCCCCAAGATGAACTTGATCGTGCCCTCCCAGATGCGCGTCAACATGCTCTGGAGCAAGTGGTACGAGTCGATCCGCAAGAACGCCGGGGGACGGTACGCAAGCAAGACCAACGCGGTCGCCTCCGAGACGTTTATCGGCGGGGAAACGAGCATCTTGGAGGTCCGCGCCCCGGGGCCCATCCAGGACTCCTTTATGGCCGTCTCGGCCTTTTCGGTGGGGCCGGATATCAAGGAAGCGTTGCAGCTCGAAATCAAGAACATCGAGGACCTGACGGGCTATACCGCCGAAGCGCGGGGGCAGTTCTCCTCGGATCAGAGCGGGCGGGCGATCTTGGCCCAGCGGGAAGCGTTGGAGCGCGTCTTTGCCCCGCAGGTCACGGCGTTGGCGGAAGCGAACACCGAGTGGGCGAAGCAGATGGTCGGGTGGATGAAGTTCGGGTATCAAGTCCCCCGCATGATCGCCATTACGGGGAAGAACCGTTCCGACTTGGCGTTTGCGCTGTCGGCTGCCGACTTGGATGGGGTGGTCGACGTGACGGTGGACCCGGAGACGTTGATCCCGCAGCCCAAGGCGTTGCGACAGTGGATGCTGGACAATGCCTTCGACCGGAAACTCATCAGCGCCCAAGAGTGGCTGGAGCGCTCGCCCTTTGGGGATGTGCGGGATATGCAGAGCCCGAGCGAAATCCAGTACCAGAAGGCGAAGCGGGTCACGGAGCAGTTGCGGTTGCGGCAGCAGCCTGAGCCGATTGTGTGGCAGGACGACGAGGCGATCCAGCAGAACGTGTTGGAGCGGGACCTGATCTTGGCTGGTGGCATTGACCCCGATATTCAGCAAGCGGCGGCCCAGCGGTGGCAGCAGTTGGCACAGCAGGCGAGCCAGAAAAAGGGGCCGAGTGCGCCGCAGCCGGGGAGCCCGGAGGCCAACTACCAAGCGTTCTTGCAGAAGATCATGGCCGACGACATCAACGCGGCCACGCAACTCATTAGCAAGATCGTGCAGACGGCTGACTTCGCGGGGACCGCGCCCCAAGGAGCGGCGGTCCAGCCGGTGGCTCCGGGGCAGCCGAGTGCTACCCAAGGACCGCCGAGCTTGCACTTGGTGCCCGGCGGACCGGCGGGGCAGCATCCGGTCCAGCAGACCCCTCGGAGCGCACCGCTCTTGGGGGCGAACCCGTCCGTAGCCGCTGCGCCTATCGCTGTGAAGGGTGGGCCCGGCGTCTCCGAACAAGAACAGGCGGCTGCGATGTTTGAGCATCGCGCCCCCTACTAGGAGGCAGGATCATGGCAGGCATTCCTGATGGCTGGACCGAAGTGACCAACGGCGAGTGGGGCGTAGGCACGCCTCGCTTCCCGGAGAACGTGCCCGTGGGTGCCCACTACACGAACGAGTACAAGGCCCGGGGCGTGCTGACCCCGGACGGCGTATTCAAGATCGAAGGCGTGACCCTCGACCCGCCGAACCGTGGGAAGCCCGATGGACAGTGGTGGGACTACGTAGCGGGCGAGCACGATCAGCCCACGGACTTCGACCCGTGGATTGAGGAGACACCGGCAGCGCCAGCGGTCGCGGCTCCGGTGCCCCAGGAGCCTTCAACGGAAGCCCCGTTCGATGTGCCCCCGCCGCTCAACGCGCCGAGTGCGAACCCGGCGGTCGTCGGCAATCCCGCCCTCCACATCACGCAGAACGCGGATCGGAGTTGGACGGTGCGCATGGAACACGCGGTCGGCCACGTCTTCGAGCATGTCGGCTACGACCTGCGGGCGCTCTTTGAGACGGCCCGGAAATGGGTGGAGGCGCACGTATGACTAGCCCCGCCGTGACGACCCCAACCGCAACGCCCGCTGCCGCTCCGGCTCCAGCGCCCGCGACGGAAAGTGCCGCGATCTCTCAGCCCCAGACCTTCAACGAGGGCGGGTTGAACACGGTCACGACGATGGACTCGATGATCGGGAAGATCGCCCGCAAGAACAACGGACAGGGGAACCCAAGCCCCGCCGAGATCGCGGAGCAGCAGCAGAACACTGCGCCTCCGGGCCAAGCCGCCGCCCAAGCGGTCGCCGAGGCAGCGGTCCAGCCCTTGGGCGAGCGCCCGGCAGAAACGACCGAGGCCCCGGCGACATCTTCCGAGGAACCGGCAGCGCCCGCCGAACAAGCGCAAACGGCGGTCATGGAGATCACAGCGGATGACCCGGAAGGGGAAGTCGTCCTCCGGGCCCGCGATCCGCAGACCGGCCAGTTCTCGGAGATGGATCAGACCCGGACATACGAACTCTCGATCCGCGACAAGCAGACGGGGGAAACCAAGGTCTACAACAAAACCCTCCCCGACCTCATGCGGATGGCCAAGGATGGCGTCTCCATGCAGAAGTCGCGGGACGAACTTTTCCAGTTGCGGCAAGCGGTGCCCCAACTCCAGCAGCAGACGCAGACGGTGGCGCAAGAGGCCGAAGGATTCAAAGCGTTGGCCCTCCAGTTGTTGTCGGCTGACGAATCCACGGTCGTCGCGCTCCGCGAGCAGTACGCCGGGGAACAGACCCCGGAGAAGAAGTTGGCGCGGCTGGAGGCCCAGATGGCCCAGCAGCGCCAGCAGAGCGAGCAGGTCATGCAGCAGCAGCGGATCCAAGCCCAGGTACAGCAGATGGGGGCCCTCACTGCGCCTCACATCGCGGAAGTCGAAGGCTTGGTGGGCAAGGAACTCGTCTCGGGCAAGATTCTCTTGGACACGATCCCGTGGATGGTGAACGGGAAACTGCCCCCCGAGCGGTTCGGCGATTTCGTCCAGTACGTGCAGGGTCCCCTCAAGACGTGGGCCAAGGAACAGGCCCAGCAGCGGACCAAGGCGCAGGCGGAAGCGCAGCAGCAAACCGAAGCCGCGCGTCAGCAGCAGGCGCGGGCGCAACAGGCGGTCAACCAGACGGGTCGGCAGATCCAGCCGGTCGGTCAGGTGGGCCGCGATGACGCCCCGAAGACGCGCCCCAAAAACTACCGCGATGCGCTGGAGTCCATCATTCGGAAGCCAGTGCCGCACGGGGCCTAACCAACGTCGGGAGACAGTCGGTAAACCCCGTTTAGCCACGCCGAGAGGCGTGGCGTAGGGAGGAGTGACCAGGTGGCACAGAATATCATCTATATCACGGATGCGGCCCTTGCCGGGGACCTCAAGAATCTCTATGAGGACATTCGGCAAGACCTCGTGCCCATCGTGACGCCGCTGTTGTCGGCGATCAAGAAGAAGGGCCCCGACGGGATCGGGAACGTGCAGTGGGGCGGTAACAACATGTACTTCGACGTGGTGACCCAGCCCGAAGTCAACTGGAGCTGGTCCCCGTCGGGTCAGTTGCCGTATTCGACGCAGGCGCAGGAAGTGCAGGGCAACGTCGGCATTGCGCGGTTCTACATCACCCGCGCCTTCGACCGGCTGCCCATCGTCGGCACGCAGTCCAAAGAAATGGCCTTCATTTCCCTCCGGGAGAAGATCACCCGGGCGTTCGCCCAAGGCTACCAGTTGGGCTTGCAGGAAGCGCTGCATGGCTCAGGGACGGGCGTGAAGGGCATCATCGTCACGGCCTCGACCACCGTCAGCATCGCCGTGCAGAAGCCCTATGGCGTGACGGGCGCAGGCCCGGGCGGTCTGTGGCTCAAGCCGCAGATGTACATCACGGTCTACGACTCGACCGGCGTCACGAACCGGGGCACGGCGCAGATTTCGAGCATCGGCAACGATCTCACGAGCGCGACGGGGGCGGTGACGCTCACCCTCGCCACGGGGATCTCGAACATGGCCGCGACGGACATCATCGTCCAGGCCAACCAGTCGGGCGATGCGCTGAACGCCCCCTGCAACGGCCTCATCAACATCACCAACCGGGGCGGGGCCTACACCACGCTCCACGCGCTCTCGGCGGCCACCTATGGCCGGTGGGACGCCCTCAAGTACACGGCAGGGACGAGCACGCCGACCACGACCTGCAACGAAATGGACATCTGGTCGCTGGCCACGCAGTTGTTCGCCTCGTCCGGCTATAACGCCACGATGAACCCCAAGGAGTACATCATCGTGACGACCTTCGGCATCGGGAAGCAGTTGATCCAGTCCGTGCTGGGGCAGCGGATGATGCCGGTGAGTGGGTCGGAGAAGATCCAGCTCCCCAACGGGTACGAGTGCGAGACCATCCTGGGCATCCCGCTCATCATGGATCCGTACTGCCCCTTGGGCACGGTCTATCTCCTGCACCTGCCGAGCCTGTTCTGGGTCGATGCCTTGGATTGGGCCCCGGTCCAGTACGAGAACTCCGGCACGGTGCGGTTCGTGCCCGGGCAGGACGCCTACGAGATCTCCATGTCGGAGTACATGAACGTGGGGACCCGGCAGCGGAACGCGCACGGTTCGATCATCAGTTATACGGATTCCACGGCGTATACGTGGGATACCGCAAATTCTTGATCGATGCAGAGTTAAGTCACACGCTCGACGGACTGGAGGGGGGCATTCCGCTCCCCTTCGGATCCGCCGGGGATACGTCTGGAGTCCCACAAGGAGGATGGAATGCCAACCGCCCCGACGTTGGGTGGCACCAGAGTTCCGGCGCAGTTCCCGGGGGGGACGTTCATCCCCTTGCCGGGCGATTTTGGTGCGATGTTCCAAACGCTGGCCCGGGGGATCGGGACCGGCGGCGTAGCGCTCACCGGCACCGCGACCACCAGTGTCTATGTCCCGGTGCCCGCGTCTCGCACGTTTCAAGTCGTGGCCGCTTCCGGCCAGGGCTATCTCGGCTTCACCGGGGCGAGTGCGATTACCGCCCAGTTGATCCGAGAGAACAACCAAGGCACCCCGGCAGCGGTGACGCTGACGGCGGCGGCCGACATTACCACGACGGTCTTCACGGGAGCCGACAACAACGTGGACATCCCGATCACCGCGACGGCCACCAACCGCACCTGTCAGCCGGGCGATACGCTCCGCTGGGAAGTCGTATGCGTGGGGAACGTCACGGCTGGGGTGTTGCAGTTGGTGACGGAAATCGCCGTCGCGCACTAAGGTAAGTCGTCTTCTTTCGGAGGTTCGGATGCCGTATCAGCCCGATAACATGCCCACGCAGCAGGTGATCGCGGGTGCCCCGTTGGTGACCCCACGCGGCGACCCGATCCCCCCGCAGGACGTGGTACAGCGCCTCCGGGAGATTGACCGGGGCCTCTCGATCCAGTGGGTCGCAGGGGCGATGGGGACGCATTACTTCGGCCTTTTCCAGCGGTGGCGCGAGTCCGACCGCCGCTGGGAAAGCGTCCGAGCAGGCGAGGTGCAGGAGAAGGACGCCCGAGATTTGGTGACGATGTTCCCGCCCGAGTGTCCCCCGGCGAGCATGGCGGCCTGGGTCGAATATCGGTGGGGGCCAAGAGCCATCCCCAAAGACCCCGCGAAGGAAGCGGAACGGATCGTGGAGGCCTCGATGCGCCAGCGGCAGTCGGTGGACGACGCTGTGGTAGATCGGGTCACGCAGACTGGGCTGGACCGCTTCGAGCGGGAAGACACGCATGATCGGCTGGTGCGAGCCGGACTGGAGAAGGCCCATCCGATGGTGCCGGGCGGCTTTGAGCGAACGGAACCCAAGCGGCTGATCGCCCTGGAGAAGTAACGTGGCCGACCCCTCGATGACGCTGGCGCAGATGATTGCGATGGTCCGCGAGATCATGAACGCGGTCAGTTCCACGCAGTGGAGCGATAGCACACTCCAGACGTGGATCGGCGTGGCGCATTGGGCCGAGTGGGCCAACCTGTTGAACATCAACCCGCAGTACTACATGCAGTCGGTGACGGTGACGCAGGATACCAACGGCCAGTTTGCGATCACCGACTTGAACGTGGGGTCCGGGGACAGCAAGACGTTTTGCTACCGGATTCAGACGGTCGCCCAGCCGGCAGGCCCCACGAGCCAAGTACAGTACTTTTATCGGCAGAGCCAGTACCGAGACTACCCGAACCCGCAGCCCAACACGGCACTGCCCTACGTGTGGTATCAGCTGGGGCAGAAGATCCAGATCTTGCCGGTGGCAGCGGGGCAGAGCATGACGGTGACGACGAGCTACCGTCCCCCGCGAGCGGACACGTTGTCGGCGACGAGCGTGACGGTGGACTTCCCGATGGGCTACGCGGAGCTGGTGCCGTGGAGTGCGTGTGAGGCGGCGCTGCTCAAGGGCGGGAGCGAAGTACAGGCGGCGCGGGATATTACGGCCAAAGCGAACACCTTGCGGGAACTGATGCTGCAAGACTTGGGGCGGTTCGGGCCGTGGCCCATTGTGGCGCAGAGTTTTGACCTCAAGGAAGACTGGGCTGGTTAGGCTCTAACCTCTTATCACATAACGGCTTATGAATCCGACAACGGTGACATTTGAGACCACTCTCCCGAGCGGCGGTAAGGCGCAGGTCACGCTCGTTGGGGCGACCAACGCTGACATTCCATCGGTCCAGCAGGCCGTTAATTCGGTGCTGATGGCCATGCAGCCTCGGCTGCCCGGGATCTACCAGCCGTGACGATTCGGGGCGTATTCGCTACCGCGTTCCCAGGTGCTCCCCAATACTTCAACGTACCGTTCATGGGGGGAGCTGATGCGGCGGCGAATCCTGATCGCGTTGTGGCTTACCTTGGCGGCGTGTGCGGCCCCAACCGCTCCCCAGCCCGCACCGTCGCGTGCCTGTTGGTTGACGGTGCCCGTCGGGGCTGTGGGGACGATCAGCCTGCACTACAAGGTCTGTCCAGACTCCAGTCTCCTCAACGGCCTCTATCCGAACGGCTACACGGTGCGCCCCGGGTAATGACAAGAGGCGTCCAGTAGTGGGACGCCAAGTCGTGCGGGACGCGCAAGCGGGGTTCGCGGGCGGCCTTAATACCGTCAGTGATCCCGCTGCCTTGCGCCCCGATCAGGCCCGGGCGATGACCAACATGCGGCTCTCGAACATCGGGGCCGCCATGAAGCGGCTGGGTACGCAAGTCACCACCGGCACACCCTTTTCCACCGAAGACACGACGAATGGGGTGGGCGGTGGGATTTACTGGCCATCAAAGGATCTTATCTATCTCGTCGGGGGCGGCGCGAGCACCGCAACCTTGACGCTCTGGAAAACTGCCTACCCGGTGCCCTTCTCGGCGACATGGACGAGCGTCGGCGCGTTGCCGCAGTATCGCCCCGTCATCTTCACCGATGGTTCCGGCGAAGTCCTCTATTGGGGCGGCGACAATAGCCAGCACGTCTATAAGTTCGATGGCACGACGATTAGCAGCCTCGCATCCTCAACCGCGAAGGTAGCCGGGCTTTGCGTCTACAATGACCGGCTCTGGGGATGGAATGGAGGAAGTGGGGCGACCAACTCGCTCTACTACTCCAATTTGTCGAGCGCGGTCGGATCAACGGGGGGCGACAGTCTGGGCGACACGGGCGCGAGCGGCGGCCAAATCATCGTTGCCACGTTCGGGCTCTCAACCATCGTCGCTTGTGCCGCCGTCAACGGCACGTTGTTGATCTGCCATCAGCGCGGGATCTCGGTGCTGACGGGATGGGGGCAAGACGACATTAGCGTGCAGCCGCAGGCGTTGAACGCCGAAGTGGGCATGGGGACGGGGACTGCCTCTGGACTTTGCGTGGCGAATGAGGTCAGTACCGGGGACATAGCGTATTTCGTCACCGACTTAGGAATCTACCGATCAACCGGGGCGACCGTCGAGCCATTGGGCACGCCGGACAAGCCCGATCCCACCACCCCGCTGCTGCGAGCCGGGACCGTCAATCCGGCGGATTTCATCCTGGTGTTCAACCGCCAGTACAACGAGGTGTGGGTCCATATCGACGCCGTGGGCATCTACGCCTACAACGTCATCCTCGGCAGTTGGTCGGGTCCCTTCACGGGAACGTATGCCAGCGGCACCCGGGCGCTGTTTGAGGTCTTGGAAGGGCAAGGCAACGCGCCCCTCGGGACGCCGGTCGGGCGCTCGCGGATCTGGCGCTCCAGCTTTGACGTGCCGACGCCGGGGCTGTTTGTGATGGAGTGCGACCGAGCCGGGACCTATGTGGACAATGGGAATCCCGGGACCGTCACGAGCGGGAGCGCCGTCACGGCGTCCTTGCAGTTGCATCGCATGTTCGCCGGGGAGCGGTTGTTCTCCAAGAGTTTTCGGTGGGTCAACGTGCTGGCCCAACTCACCAGCGGCGCGGACGCGCCGACCGCCGTGTGCTATAGCGGGGTGAGTGGCAGCACGACGGTCACGTTTGGCGGCGTGACCAGCATCGAGCAGCCGTACTATCTCCAGCCGGGGACCTGCGGCCCCTACATCGACGTGACGATTACCGACGCGGGCACCGTGGGCACGAGCCAGTATATCCAGGCCGAAACGCAGGGCAACTTCTTGGGGCAGCGATGAGTGTTCCTGGCGATTACGGCATGGTTCCCTTCTCCAAGCCTGCCCCCCCGTGGAGTGACACGGCGGGGCCTGGGCAGACGCGGGGAGCGATCAACCAAGTCACGAAACAGTTCACGGCGCATGACGCCGATGCCACGCTGCATCTAACCAATGGGAATGCCCCATCGGCGACGACCGCTGGGCAACTCACGGCGAGCGCGGGAACCGTGAACACCGAAGGCAACACGACGAGTTGGGGCGTAGCCCAGCAGAACGGATTGAGTGCGGGCTTCAACATCTTCACCCCCGCGAGCGACTACGGGAGTTACCTCCTCGTGGTGGCCGGGAAAGATGCCGCGACAGGACTCGGCGCGAGCAACGGCTTCTTGGATCAGGTCGTTTTCAATAGTGATGCAGGGACGCTACCGATCATTACAGCCGTCAGCAGTACGAGCACAATTGGAACGCCCGGAGCGAGAACCTATACGGTATCCTCCGGGGCGCTGCATTTAGCGGTTGCTTCAGGCATGACGTGGTACGTCGATCTGTTTATCACTAAGTTGGATGCGTAGGCTTCGCAGGTTCACGGCGTGAGTCGTTAAGGAGTGGGCGTATGCAGCACCGGAGCATTGCGACGACGATTTTCTCGGGCCCAGCGGGCGCGATACTCGCGGTCACAGATTCGGCATCGCCGCTTCTTGGAACTACGCCAGATCGTCGTTTCGGGCGTGAATGGATGTCCTTTGGCGCAATGCGTTGCCGTCTCCTTCGGCTTGACGCCACGGGCCCGTCGCAGTCGCAGGTTGCTGGCGCGTTCGCACGCACGACACGCTCGGAGTCGCGTGCCATACTTCGGGTGAATCGTCACTCGCGTATTCTCGGGCGTAAACTCGTGGCCGTGGATGCAATGCGTCTTCTGGGCGTTCTTGGCGGCCGGAGACCGGCTCCTCAGCGCATTCGTGCGCGGCGGCACGGCCTCCAGGTGCCGGGGATTGAAGCACCGCCGGTTGCAGCAGAGATGGTCGATCTCGTAGCCCGAAACCGGTTCGCCGTAGCTCAGAAGATAGGCCAGAAGATGGGCCGATCCGATCCACCGCCCATTCATGCGTCTCGCAACGCGTCCGTATCCTTCCTTGTTGACAGCGCCCGGCCATATCCAACAGCCATCGGGATTGGCGGAAAGGTGCCGCCGCATACGCTCCTCGAAACGCAGCATTGGTATTTTCATTCCTGCAAGTCTAGCCATGCATATCGGCTAGCACAAGGAGGGTAGCAATATCTCTTGGCTTTCCAATCTGACGGGCATCCATGTCAAAGTGCCGGTGCTCTCGCAACTCGGGGGCGTGGCCGACGCCATCGGCTCCTCCGTCATCCCGGGCTACGACGCCATCGGGAAGGCGACGGATGCATTTGCGGCTGCCGATCCGAATGGTCTCGCGGGCAAGAGCGGCACGTCTGGGCAGTCGGGAGGCTACGGTGGTCTTACGCCCGCGCAATTGCTTTCCGCCCTTGGCTCAACAGCGCAAGGAGTGGCCAACTACGCCCAGACGGAGGCCCAGCGCAAGCAGCAGGCGGATGAGTTCGCCAAGACCTACGGCCTCCAAGCGAACCAACAGGGGATGCAGGCGGCGAGCCAATTAAACCGCGCCCCCTTGGCGGACAAGGCGCAATTCTTGGCCATGAATAGCGCGGCTCCCACGCCCTTCCAGCCTCGGGACTATACGCAGGGGTTGAACCAGTTGCAGCAGCCCGCGCAGGGCGGCGCAGCGGCCCAACTCGCGGCCAATGCGGCGGCGTCGAGCAACTACAAGCCCGGCGCTGGCGGGGTCGATACCAGCACCTTGCAGGCCATTCTCGCTCGGCTCGGCTACGGGCCCGGCACGTCCCCTCGCGCGGCGACCGGGTGATTCCGATGGCGATCACGAACAATCTGCTGATGCCCTATAACGTCGATCCCACGAAGGGCTACGGCGTCGATGACCCGAACGATCCGACCAAGCGGAAGGCGACCCCGGACAATGGGGTCGCAGGGCCAGCGGTGCAGTCCACGCCCGCGACTCCGGCGACGAGTGCCCCGGCTCCGGCAGCGCCCGCGCTGACGTTCGCGCAGATGCAGGACGCGGGGCAAGCCCGTCCCCCGGTCCCTTCGGCCGCGCCGTCGCCGACACCGAGCGTCCCATCGTGGATTGACCCCAAGGCCGTGGCCGCTGATCCTGCTGGATTTCAGGCACAGCTTAACGACCCGTCGAATCCGTGGGGCACGAATTATCAGGGTCCGAACACGAACCCGGTACCGTCTATTCCGTCGGTGACGGGCACTACGGCGTCCTCCCCATCGAACATGGGGACGTTTACGCCGTCACTCACCGACCCCTACGGAACGGGCGGCGTAAAGAACGCACAGGGCCAGTACGTGCCGGCCAACATGGTAGGAGGACAGTCCCCGAGCACGTTTCTTTCTGGCGGTAGCACGAACCCGGTGCCCAATAGCCCGGCTCCGCAAACGTTGCCGACTGGCTACACGCAAGATCAGAACGGCGTGGTGAGTTTCCAGAACTACGGGGGAGTGGGAGCCGCACCATTGACCGCGCCGCTCCAACAGCAGTATTGGGATGATGCGACACAGAGTTATAAGACTTCCACGATTGCGCCGACGCAGACCCAAGCGCAGTCGGACGCGCTCATTGCGGGCCATCCCTATGCCACCTCGGCAACCGATCCCGCGTCATCATACAATCTCGCTGGAGCGGCGGCGGCCGATAGTGCCGGGAAATCTCCCGCCGACGTGATTGCGATGCTCACGGGGCAGTATGGGGCGAACGCACAAGCCATCCCGACCTACGACGCGAACGGGAACCTGACCGGCACCCAGATGTACGGCGGGGGGACAGCCTCCGGTCCCGGCTTGGCTGACATCGCCGCCCAGAACGCCATCAACAGCGCCCCGTCGCCGCAGTCGTTGCAGGCGACCACCGGGACGTCAGCCGCGCCCATCAGTGGCCCCGTTGCTGGTGGGGTCGTGGGGACGCCCAGCACCACCGCGCCCGGGACGAGTGCTCCGGCCACGAGTGCGGGGGGCTTCGATATTCAGAACTTTCTGACGCAGGGCGTGCAAGGCCAGGGACCCGGATCCCAGGTCCAGAGCGCCACCAATCAGGCCATCCTGAACCAGTTGCAGAACCCGAATCCCTACAACAGCCAGACGGTGCAGGACGCCTACAAGTGGCTGTCCGGGAACATTGACGACCAGTACGCGCTCCAGCAGAAGCAGTTGGCCGAAGACGCCGCCCGGCGGGGGCTCGGGGCGTCCACGATCTACGCCGGGAATCTGAACGACCTGAACATCGGCAAGCGCTCGGCCCAGGAAACGCTGGCGCAGAACCTGGCGCAGAATCTGGCCCAGAGTCAGGGGCAGTATCAAGCGAACGCGATCAACCAAGGGCTCTCGGGGGCCACCAACAGCCAGACGAGCGCGCAGAACTGGTTGAGCCAGCTCTTGGGCTACGGCCAGCAGGCGTTCAACAACGATCTGGCGACGAACGCGCAGAACCAGAGCGCGCAGCAGAACTGGCAGAACTACGTCTTGCAGTTGCTGGGGCTGGGCTACAGCCCCACGGGATAACCGACCATGCCTTCTCCCTTAGCGTTTCTTGCCGGGCTGGGCCAAGGGGCTTCGACCTTGGGCAATGCGATCACGCAAGACCAACTGCTGGCCGACGCCAAAAAGCGGCAGCAGGCCTCGGAGGCGTTGCAGCGGTTGGTGACATTGCAGCAGATCGGGGGACAGGAGCTGCCAGCGGGGACCGATCCCAAGGCGGCCTTGCAGTCCCTGTTGGTCAAGGATTTGGGGAACGCCCCGGGCGTGACGGCGGCAGCCGCCGCCTTGCCGGGATTCGCCCCAGCGGCCCAAGCGGTGAACGACAACTCGGCCAACCCACTGGCGTTCGGCCAGCCTCGGACGGTGACGCTGCCGGGGCCGGACGGGAACCCGACGGTCATCCGGCTCGACCCCTCGCAAACGCCGCAGGCGCAGCAGGACAAGCGGGCGTTGCAGCAACAGCAGGCGATGGACCAGCGCCAGCAGAAGGTCTTGGACCAGCAGACCCGACTGGCCGCCCAGAAAGAACAGCAGGCCCAGCAGGCGCAAACCGATGCGGCCCACGGGGAATACCAGACGTTGCAGGCGCTCTTTCCCGCGAATCCCTTGGCCAAACAGCCCTTCTCCAAGAATGCAGACTACGGGAAGGCGCTGACGTTCGAGCAACAGAAGGCGATGCAGCAGAGTTCGGCGCCCAAGGATCATTGGATGCCCACCACGTTTACCGACAAGGAAACGGGGATGCCGATTCTGATGAACACGTTGACCGGGCAGACCAAGGTCGCCCCGAACTCCAACGTAAAAGCCGGGGGCGGCGGGATGGGCGGTGGCGGGATGGGGCAGGTCGCTCAGGCGCGCATTCTCGGCGCCGTGAGCGAAGGGCGCAATGCAGATCAGCGAATGAGCGATTTTGAGAGACGGCACCTCAAGAACGGCCATTTGGATGTGACTGCGTGGGAGCAGATGAAGGGCAATGCGGCCACCAGTCTCGCCGACAGCAGGAAGCCGCTGGACATCGGGATTCAAGCCCTCGCGGAGGGAAGTCTCAACAGCGGCGATCAAGCGGACTATATGCAGTATCTCCGCGATGCGCGGCTAACCTCCCGCGCCGAACAGCTTATGTCTGCGCGTGGCGGATCGGAGGCCATGGCGAACGCCAACGCCTTTTTAGCGCGGGGGGGCGCCAACGCTCCCGAAGCGACGGTGCGAGCCGCCGAAAAGTCCCGAAAGGCTCTCTGGGGTGAACTGGGGGCCGTCATGCAGGTCTTGTCACCCGATCAGGCCGCGAAACTGGAAAAGGGCCTAGAGGCGCTGAATAACGACGACGCCAATTTTGACTACGCCGCTATCGGAAAGGACATTGTGGCCCCCGCGCTCGCCAAGATCAAATCGCAAGGGGGCGATGGCGGGGACGGCGGCGGTCGCCGTGGTCGTGGCGGCGCCGCGCCCTTCAATCGGGCGCAATGGTTGCAGACCAATCCCCCATTGCCGAACGAAACGCCAGCCCAATACCAAGCGCGGTTGAATGCGGCGGCGGCAGGCGGGGGCTAAATGGACACGACGAATCCGACCACTGTTGGGATTGACCCGGATGTCGCGGCGGCGTTTGCGGCGCACAAGGCCCAGCAGGGACAAGCCGTTGATCCCGACGTGCTGGCGGCCTTCCACGCACACCAAGCGGTCAACGACGGCAACCCGCTCCACGCCGAGTACGCCAAGGGCCTGCTCGGTCCACGGATGGCCCGGGAGAACCAGAACGATCAAGAACAGGCGCAACTGGTGCCCTACGGCCAACAGGTCGCCGGTGGGTTGTCGGCACTGGCCGGGGCCATCCCCGGCGCCTTAGCCGCCGAGGCCTTTGCGCGGTCCAAGATCCGCAAGATTCCCTACGAAACCGCGTTGCAGGACATTCGGGGCGCGCAGAACGAACTGCCATTCGGGGAGAAGACGCTGGTGGAGACCGCTGGCGCCGCGCCGTTGGCCGCCCTCATCCCCGGAACACCCGCCGTCGCCGGGGGCAGCCTCGGGGGCGCCTCCGGCCTCGCGGCGCCGGACAAAATGTCTATGACCGACCGCGTGAAAGGGGCGGCGGAGAATGCCGCCTTGGGCGCCGTGGCGGGGAAGGTGCTCGACTTGGGCACGACCGCGCTCCGGGCGAAGCTGGCCCCCTCGTTGGGCGAGAACGCCTTGGCACGCAAGGCCGCGATGAACGCCGCCGACAAGTCCCTATATGGACAAGCGGCGACCGAAGGAGTACAGGCGACGGCAGAAGAACGGGCTATGCTAGACGATGTGCGCCAACGGATGGCGGCAGTTCGGAACGCGGGGAAGCAACTGGCCCTTCCGGCTCCCGGACAATCCGAAGTAGCCAAGGCGGCGCTCAACGTACGCCCGCTACGCGGGCCCGGCGGTCAGTTCGCATCGCCGCCTGCTCTCCCGGAGACCTTGGAGCAGGCAGCCGCGCGGGACTACACAAACATTCTGCCGCCACCGACTCCGGCGGAGCCCACGCCGCCAGTCTATGATTACACGAATCCAAGGCCCGTCAGGCTCCGGGCCGCGAACGACGTGAATGTGCGCTCTCCGGCTATCACGGCGCCATCTCCCACGCCCAAGCCTCCCACGACTTCCCCATTGCGCGGGTTGCGGGATGCCCTCCAAGCGCCCGTGATCTCGGACTACGCGGATGCCGTGCTCAATTCGCCGCGATTCGCCAACGCGGACGCGCCGACGATTGCCCAAGAGATCTACCGGCAGATGAGCGCAGACCAGCGGATGTTGTCCGCTCGGTCACTCGCAGACCCGAGCAACTTCAAGCCCGCGGCTGGCCTCAAGGCGGCAGACATTGCGACGGCAAAGCAACAACTACTGGACGCGATGGATGGGGTCGCGCCGTCATTCCGCAAGGCTGTAGAGCAGCACGCCACACTCGCTGGGGAGCAACGGGCGCTCGAAACCGGAGCGGACGCCGCTCGGCGGGCGATGGGGTCCGGTCAGGTCGCGGGGAAGAAACTCACCACCGCCTCGGTCGAAGCCGCGCTCCAGCAGTTGCAGCAGATGGCCCCGAACGAAGCCCAAGCAGCCTCGGAAGGCATCCTGGGACGACTGGGCCCTCGCATCGGGCCCTCGTGGAAGCCGTGGACGGGCTTCGGGATTCCCTACAGTCTGACGCGCACCGCAGACGTCATGCCGTTGCTCCGAGCGGCGGACCAGTCCTCGGGGGCGTTGACTCCTCAAGCGTTGCGGGCGCTGGTCACGGCCTTGGCCGCCCGGACAAGTAGTGCCCCGTAGTCCCCTTTCTCTCTCCTGGAGTCGCATTATGTCCAAGCATTGTGATGTGTTCCCCGCCGCGACGGTTGACGGCCTCAACGCCTGACCATTCACCGCCTGATTCTCCGACGCCGGAGCCCTATGATGTTCCAACCCTCGCCGAGTGAGTGGCCGATGATCCCCGCGTGGTTAGAGTTCGTCTTGACCCTCTTTGGTGGGTGGATGCTGGGGGTCCTCTCCGCTGTCTGGTACTTCCTGCAACGGCTGACCCGCGTGGAGCAGCAGGTGGCACTGATGGACCAGACGTTGGGCGACGGGAACCGGGCGGGGCTGATCCAAAGCGTGGAGAAAATCAAGAAGGACCAGGATGCGATGACCCGGCTCATGGTGCGGGTGGCCACGAAGTTGGGCATTGACGACCTGGAGTGACCCCATGAGTAAGTTGCTGGCGTTCTTCGGGTGGGTGAAGAAGTTGGGGAGTGAGGACGACCAAGGGACGGTGCCGAGCAGTACCCGGTGGATCGCCATGGTCTTGGCGTTCCTGACCGCCTCCCTCGTCATCACCACGGAGTACTACGTCCTGTGGCGTAATGCCAACGGGCCCGTGGTCGGTGGGTTGGCGGCCTGTATTACGGCGTTAGGATTTGGGACGGGGTACGTGCAGGGGAAGCGGAACTAATTGCCGCTTGACGGGACGCCGGAGGGGTGAAAGATTGGAGGCATGGCAAAGTTCCCGGGCGATAAGCGCAAGAAGCGGTTGCGACAGTACCGTGCTCGGGAGCGGGCGAAGGCCAAGCGAATTGGCGGGATTGAGGGATACCTTTGGGCGGCATGGAAGGGAATTAATCGTGACATGAAAGCGATGTTCACGCCCCTCTTGCAACAAATACAACGCGCCGGGTCGCGCCCGGCAGCCCCTCGGAATGACGCTGGACTGTCGGAAACGACGAGCGCCGGTGCTAGCTGAGGGTGTCTCTGTGCCTCACACTTCGGTGGGGCTCGCTCACCGAGAACGGTGGTGTGGGTAGATGAAGGAAACGGAAATCCCTCTTGCTTCGGCGGGGGGATTTTCGTTTCCGGGCCTTGACTGAACGCTGGAATGGTTGAGTATTGTTGACTGTCAACAAACGTCAACAGGTCAACCCATGTACGGAAAGCTGTTCGCCCAGATGTATGACGGCACCCTTGGCACCAAGGGGCCATGGCAGGCATTGGTCACTTTTCAACAGATGATCATCCTTGCCGACGAGTCAGGCACGGTCGATATGACCCGTGAGGCGCTATCCCGTCGCACGACAATCCCCCTCGAAATCATCGCCGCAGGCATCGACGCGCTGGAGGAACCGGACTCCGCGAGCCGTTCCCCGGACGAAGAAGGGCGGCGAATCGTCCGCCTAAGCGACGACCGGGATTGGGGTTGGCGCATCGTCAACTATGCCCACTATCGGAAGATTCGGAGCGAGATTGAGCGGCGGGAGTACCACCGCCAGTACGCGAAGAAGCGTCGGGCGAAGGCAGCGAGTCAACCAGATGTCAACATGTCAACCGCGAGTCAACAAAATCAACCAATAGAAGAAGTAGAGGCAAAGGCAGTAAGCAGTATTTCTTCTTCGTCTTCTTCTCGGGAAGACCTGTTGGCGGTCGTGCCAAACCGCAAAGCGTGGGAGGCCGAAATGGACGCGGCCTTGCAAGGGATGCACGGTCCACTACTCACCCCTGCGCAACTCGAACAGGCGATCCGGGACTATCTCGGCAACGGCGCGGCCGACGCCCCCAATATGGCGCACTTCCGGGCATACCTACGCCGCTCGGCCACCGGGGACCGCACCGGCAACCTTCCCGCCCGTCGTGGCGGGAAAACCGTTGCCCAGCGCACCTTTGAGAACGGCTTGCGGGCGTTCCAGGAGGAGCCGTGATCGACCGAGGCGTCTTCGTGGCGGGGATGGCGACACTAGCCGGATGCTTCGCCCGTGAAATGGATGAAGGGCTGCAACGGGCCTACTTCGCGATCCTCTCCGGCGAACTAAACACCGAGCAGTTCCAAGACGCGGTGGCGGAAACCATGAAGCAGGAACGGTTCTGGCCGTCGCCCGGCGTCATCCTCCAACATGCTAAGGTGGCGAGCGAAACAAAGATGCTCGCGCTCCCGGAGCGGTGCGATCAGTGCGGGGGTGGTCTTGGCTACGCGCCTGGATCTGGGAAGCGTTACCTGCAACACGACGAGTCATGCCCAGCAAGAAAAAACGCGACCGCCTAGGCCCCGAGGGCATTTACGCAACCCCGCATTGGGCGGAACTCCGGTACCAAGCATGGAAGCGGGCGGACGGGCATTGCGAGCGGTGCTTTGTGGAGTTGAAGCCGGGGCGCTGGCACCTGCACCACCTGACCTACCGCCATGCCGGGAAGGAGCGGCTAGACGAGGTGCAAGCCATCTGCCTTGCCTGCCATCGCCTCGCGCACCCCGACAAGAAGATTCTGTCGGCCAAGGGGATTCAGGCCGAGAAGCGGAAGAAGCTCAAGGCTGCCAAGACAGAGGCCCGCGAAAAGAAACGCCGCGAGAGGCGGATTCGCTCCGCTCCCTACCGCTTCCCGGTTCGGCATCCCGTATGCCCGACGTGCGGGGGGAAGCTCTCCCGCGCCGAGCATGAGCGGCAATGCTTAGGGATCGACGCCCGCAAGGTGAAGTTTGCGAAGTAACCGGGTATGGCGGGGCACGTTCGTAAGCGTTGGGAATCCTTCCTCCTCTGGGACGGGAAGCAATTGCCTCTTGACGGCATCAGAGCGCCGACGTATGCTAGCATCATGCCAAAGCAAGTCCGTCGCGTAGTCAAGATCGGCTATCGCCTCACCCGCTCGGAAGCCGCCTCGCTTCGCAAGTGCTGCCAGCGGGACGAGTCGTTGCATGAAGCCGCGCGGAGACTGATGCTGGATCAGGTCGCGCCGTCGATGACTGCCCACATTCGGTATTTATCGCTCAACGAGTCCCGCGCGGAGTTTCCAGATTCTCTCTCCGAGGGCCCGACCGATGGGAAATGAATCATGGGCGATCTGACCGCGAACTTCGATCTGGCGGAACTCACCAAGTCCGATACCGCAGAACGCTTGGGGATCGACAACACGCCCGGATCTGTGGAGCACGCCGCGCTGACCCGCCTCGCCGTGACCATCCTCCAACCGATCCGGGAACTGGTGGGCCATGCGGTGCTGGTGCATGATGCCTACCGCAACGCCGAAGTGAACAAGGCGGTCGGTGGCGTCCCCGACAGCCAGCACCAGCGAGGAGAAGCGGCGGACATTTCCGCCCCACCGCTGACGTTGCGGGAACTGTTTGATCTGGTGCGGAAATCGAGCGTGCCATACGACCAGTGCATCTTGGAAGAAACGGTTAACGGTGGCTGCGTTCACATTTCCGAGGCCCATTGGACTTCGGACGCCCCGAGGCGGGAAGCATTGATCCGCTCTGCGGCCCCGCCGTGGACCTACGAGAAGGTGGAGGACTGATGGCGGACGATCCGCTCTGCGCTGGGGATGCCTATAACGACGGCCTTGGGGTACACATCAAGTGGCAGGCACATTCGCACCACCTGTCATTCTCGGCCAAAGAGGGAACGAAGCAGGACGATGGACGATGGGTCTACACCTATTTCCCATCGAATGCCAGCGAACCAACATGGGACTTCTGGCAGGGCGAGCGGTGGGTAGATGGAGACGTAAAGTGGGACGGCTGCTCGCACCTGCGGTTTGGCGAAAGAGAAGACAATCCAGGCTACGTGCATGTCTGCGGCGCGCCTTCGTTCGCCGCCATGCTTTGGACGCTGCGGACGGTATTCTCTCTTGCGGAGCGCCACGTCCCTCACTGGTCTACTGAGGTAGCGGGTTCTATTCCGGCGTCTGAGACGCCAACGGAGGAGTGAGTGAGCAGTAACGACAATGGACCGATTCGGGGCAGCGAAGAAGGTGAACGCACCCTCGGTTGGTTCTGTTCGTTCTGGCATGACTGGGAAAGTCTTGTTCAGCGATGCAACTGGCACGACTTCTGCTTGGTCCACCTTAGCGGGGAATGGAACCGTCAATTCGGGCGCTGGGAACTTGAAGTCTGCCTCATCGGCCTGTGGGCGAAGGTCGAATACGTCTACGACGACTCCTTCGTGCGCGATCTAATGGACAAGCGTGAAGATTTCCTCTCCCGGTACACCGGCCCATGACCGCTTTTCTCCTCTCCTTCGCCAAGAAGTACTGGGGATCCGCCGCGATTCTGGCGCTGGCCGTCGTGGCGGGTCTCCAGTTTGCTAGCCATGAGCGGACGATAGGCAGATTGCAAATCCAACTCGCCCGCGCGGACTCCACGATCAAAGCCGAAGCCGCTGCCTACGCCTCCCTCGCCGTTAAAGCGTCCCAGGACTCTAGCCGCGCCGCCCACTTGGAAGCCGATACCGCCAAACAGAACGCGGCGTATCGCTCGGCGAAGGCGTCGTATTCGGCCCTAGCCGCCTCGCTGGGGGCTTCTCGCAACACCTTGGACTCCTTACTCGCCCTCTCCCACGACTCGGCGTCAGCGGGGCTGGTAGGTGCAACAGAAGCGTATGTCCAAAAAAGCGACAGTACGATCCGGGCGTGTAATGGGGCGCTGATTGCCGCTGACTCGGCGTTAACCGCCTGTCAGGACCATGCCAAGGCGTTGCAAGCCAACCTCTTGGACGTAAAGGGGATGCTGGACGCGGCCAACAAGGCGAGCGCCGCTAAGGACGTGGTGATTAGGGCCACCCGGCAGGAAGTGCCGAGCGGGTTCAGCGTGTGGGGCTGGCGAGCGCTCTCGTTTGCTGCTGGTCTCTTGGCGGGGAAGATCGGGGAGTGAAGTGCTCTTGGCTGATTTGCCGACACCCGACATGGGGGATTTTCCCGCTGGCCTGCTATGTCGCCATAGCGTTTCTTATCCGGCGGCAAATCCGCAAGTGACGCCCTACGATTTCACCCAAGGCTACGGCTTACCCCAGCCCGAAGACCGAGGCCGGAACCGCTGCACCCGCTGTCCCTGTCCGATCTGCGGGGGCGACTTGGACTTCTCCGAAACCGACGATCTGGGCCGCGTCATGGAATCCTGTCTCGTCTGCAAGACCCGACGGCTTCTCCCCCGCGATCCCAACCCACCAGCCCCCGCGATCAAGCGCCCCTATAACAACGGTGTGAAAGGGCCCCGCAAGCCGCGCCGTCGCGCCTAGGCCGCTAACCGCTCCCCGCTGGGAGTGTCCACGATGGGGGACACCAACCGCCAGACCCGTTCGCCTTCGTCGGTATCGACGACATACCGCCAGCCGTGGGCTTGGGCGCACCGGATGATCCAGGGGTCCGCTTCGGGCACCTGACAGCCCACCAAGGGGCCATTGACGACGGTCAGCAATGGGAGGGTCCACATGGCGGGAACGGTAGGACTTTGCGAAACAAAGCGCAAGGGCGATGAAGATTCCCCTTGACAGTGAAAGCATAGCAAGCGTACATTGTGGGGTATGAAAACCTACACGATGCAGGACGTGCGGCGGATGGTGGAGCGGCAAGCCAAGAAGGCGGGTTCGCTCCGGGCCTACGCCCGCCAGACGGGATGCACGGTCGCGTATCTCTCCGACGTGCTCCGCGCGCGCCGCGACCCCGGCCCCAAGGTGTTGACGCCCCTCGGGCTGGAGAAGATCGAACCCCGCTACGAAATCCGCTACCGGCGGACTGCCAAGGAGAACGGCCATGTCTGACACCATCAGCGTTTCCAAGGGCTCGCTGATTTCCGCGATTGCCTCCGCGCTGGAGTCGGCCAACGGGTTCAAGTACGAGCGGTCGTTCTACGAGAGAAAGGCCGTGTCCCTCGTCAAGCAGTTGGAGGAAAAGCCCCATGCGTAACCCTGTCCTGTTTGAGACCCCGACCGAGTACTGCCCCACCTGTCACCAGAACACCAGCACGGTGACGATCTGCCCGGAGTGCACGACGCGGGTCAGTCTGGCCGAAGGGGACTTCCCGGTGTGCCCCACCTGTAAGGATCGGATCGCCCCGGTGGCCGTCTGTCACCAGTGCATGACGGATCGGGACGTGCAGGAGGCGCCGAAGGCGAAGCGAGCCCCCGCTGTCCCGTTGTCGCCGGGCTACGTCCGGCTCTTGCAGGACTTCACGCGGGACTGTCTGCGTCATGCCGAGCGGGCGGTTCCCATTCCGGTGAGCTACGAACCTAACGGGATGGTCTGACCATGATCGAGGTGACGTGCCCCCGCTGTCGGGCGGAGTTCACGAATGGCCAGCGCGACGAGGACGACATGGGTACCGTGGACTACATCCTTTCCAGTGATGATCTCGAACCCCCTGAACATTGCTGCACCCAGGGGCACGTCCTGACGGTGGACGAGTGGATCGACGCGGACAAGGCGGCGGCAGAGGAAGCCTACAGCGCGAAGTACAATCAGTAATCAAGAGTTCCCATTCCCCGTTATACCGAGCGGTAAGCCGCTCACCGTAGTTCCCTAGGCAAACCCCGCACAGGAGGGAAAATGCCGAATATGGTTGATCGGTTTTGGGCGAAGGTCCAGAAAACCGACGGGTGCTGGCAGTGGATCGGAGCCGTGTCCGACAACGGCTATGGCAGGTTTGGACAGAATTTCGCCCATCGGTTCGCGTGGGAGTTGGAACATGGTCCGATTCCCGGTCGTCATCTGTCGAACCTTTCGTTGGACCATCTGTGCCGGAACCGTCGCTGCGTCCGGCCAGCGCATATGGAGTTGGTTACGCAGCGCGAGAACATTCTCCGTGGGCGGCTTGGCGTCCTCAAGACGGCTTGTATCCACGGACATCCGTACCCGGAAAACCAGCGTATTCGTCGTACGACTGGAACCCGCTTTTGTATCGCGTGCCGCCGCCTTGCGGATCGCGCCCGATACCCTCGGAGGAAGGTATGAACTGCCCTGACTGCGGTGGCCCGTGCTGGGATAACCGCGAAACGAAGAAGAACCCGAAAGCCCCCGACTACCGCTGCAAAGACAAAAACTGCGGGAAGGCCATCTGGCTGCCAAAGAACCAGCAGTCCGCCCCGCCCGCGCCTGCGACCGGCCATGCCCCGCCAGCGGGCCCGCGTGGGCTGCAAGGCCTGACGCCCCAACAGCAGGCGAACGCTCGGCAGATGGTCCGCAGTTCGTACATGCTCACGATGGCCTACATGGCCGGAGCGATGGCGAAGCTGGCCAAGGAGCAGGGGATCCCGCTGGACATGGGCCATGTGCAGGCCGCGACCTTCTCGGTCTACAACACGATGGACAAGAAGGGGCTGATCCCGTCGCACCTGAAAGCCGCGTCAGAGGACCGCCCTGCGCCCAAGCGCGAACCGGAGCCGCCGCGCCGTGCCCCGGAACCGCCCCCGATCAACGACGACGACTACCCGGAGGATTCGTCCGATATGGGCGAATTACCGTTCTGATGCCCATCGACTACACGGAAACCGCCCGGGAGCGGTTGGACGGCTACCGGGAGTTCTTGCCGTCGCGGACCTTCGAGCAGTTGTGGTTGGCCAGCAGGTTCGTACAGGACGCGGACGGGTTGCAGGACTTCCTGGGGCGACTCAACACCGAAACGATGGCCGCGTCAGTGGAGCAGGACGCCGCCGTCCTGGGCGTGGCGACGGCGTACAACGAGGGGCCCGATGCCGAATCGTGAGTCGTTGCCCCCGGTGGCCGAGCGGGCGTTGAAGCTCATGGGGAGTCTCCCTTCTATTCCCCGCTATACCCCGTCCACGGATGGGGAGTTGAACTACGCGGGGATGGCACGCTGTGGGGAAGGGGAATGGGTGTTGTATCGCGACCTCGAAAAGCTGATTAAGGAGAGCGGACGATGAGCCACTGGGATAGCGCGCGGCAGATCACTGTTCGCTGGCCAGACGAAAAGTTCCCGGAGTACCCGGGATGGACGCGCATTGATTGCGGGTGCTGCGCCGGAATCGCGTGGGGCGGTTGCTCTCCGGTGGACTGCGACCAATGTCGCGGAGGCGGATTCCTCTGGCGGCATGATGCTTCTCGGGCGCTCGCACTTTATCCAGGAGGCCCGTTCGCTGGCCATGATAGCCCCATCAAGAAAGACTTGCCGCACTCCGCCAATGTCTAAGCGTCTCCCCGCCGAGGACTACCGGCCCACGCTCTCCCAACAGCAGGAGGGGTTGCCGATGTTCCAGTACCCGGTGGCCTCAAAGCCCAAGCCCTCCAGTGAGGACGCGGCGGACCATCTCTTAGCGTCCGGGAAAGCGGCCATCTTGCGGCGGATGGCCTTGGAGCGGTTGGAGCAGGGCCCCGTCACGGCGGATGCGTGGCGGGCGGAAGTCGAGGAAGCCCTGGGGCACGAGATCGCGGCCAACAGCATCGCTCCTCGGTTCAGCGAGTTGCAGGATGATGGGTTCGCCCGTCAGGATACCAGCGTGACGCTTCGCAGTCGCTATAACGGTCCCTGCCATCCCTACGAAGTGACAGAAGCCGGGCTACGGGCTTTGCGCCGGATTCGCCAGACGGAAGTGCAGACCGGGTTACAGCAGTACGTCAACCGCTTCGGGAGGAAGAAGTGAAGGAGGAAGCGGCGATTGAAGTGTTCTGCGGTCAATGTGGGGCAGCCATGGAATTGCGTCAATCGCGCTATGGGCTATTCTGGGGATGTTCGCGGTGGCCCGAGTGTGACGGAACCCACGGCGCGCATCCCGACGGCCGTCCCCTCGGAATCCCGGCAGACAAGCGTACGAAGGAGGCGCGGATCGCGGCGCACGCTGCCTTTGATCGGTGGTGGAAGAAACGGCGCATGAAGCGCAGCGATGCATACAATGTTCTACGTCGCTCGTTTGGGTTATCGGAGGAGGAGGCACATATCGGGCGCTTCACCATTGAGCAATGCGTGCGACTCATTGCTATCACCAAGGAGGATGCTCTGTGAACCAGATCGCCCAAGGGATCGGCTACCTCTGCCTCGGTTCTGCGTGCGTGATCGTGCTCGCGGCCTTGGTGGACTGGACGCGGCGGAAGTGGAAGGCGAAGCGTCAGGTCCGCCAGAATCTCAAGGAATGGGATGCGCGGCGAGCGAGGATCGCGGCTCGTTGGCAAGCGTGGGTCGAGACGCACGGTGACAGTTGCATGGATGTGCCAGCCTTTGAGTCCACGATGGACGCGCTTGAAGCCGACGACTTCCCGAGGCCAATGGGCGTGAAGCCGCCTAGGCAGGGCTACATCTTGGAATCCCGACGGTTCGTGCCAGGGGCAACAAACGCTGAGATTGTCACCAATCTACTTCGGGAGTGTGGCGGGTGAAACGCGGAAAGCCTCTCGCCCGCAAGACGCGGTTAACCGCCAAGAAGCCCCTGAAGCGGGGCACGAAGCGGCTGCCGAAGGTCAACGTGCGACAGGAAGCGAAGCGCAAGGCGAAGCGGCAAGCGTGGTATCGCTCCCCGGAATACCGGCGTCGGCGGAAGGAAAGCATGGAACGGGCCGGTGGTCGGTGCGAGTACGTCGTGGAAGTCGCTGGCATTGGCTTTCGGTGCGAAGAAACAGAGCGTCTCCAGATGCACGAACGGGCCTATGGCGACAAAGGGGCCGATCCAGCGAAGCGGCAGATGCTCTGCAAGGTCCACCACGAACTCGTAGAAATGTTGGACCACCCTAGTAGGAGGCGAAATGCCAGGTAGGCGCGACACATTGGCGCGACGTTTATTTACTAAGGTGCGCATCCAGAGCGACGGTTGCTGGGTTTACACAGGCCGTCGTCTGAGGGGTCATGGAATGATAGGAATGGGGTCCAGAGCGGCAGGTAAGCGATATGTCCACGTTGTGGTATGGGAGATGTTCAACGGGGCTGTCCCAAGGGGAAAAGAGTTGCACCACCTATGCGAGGTTCGCCCATGCTGTAACCCCAACCATCTAATGGCAGTAACAAGGAGAGAGCATACAATTGATCTGACGTCATCCTCATTGGGCGCGATCAATGTATCTAAGACCCACTGCCTGCGAGGCCATCCATTGGTTGAGTCGAACTTACGGATCTGCGATCTCAAGAAAGGTCACCGTTCTTGTCTTACCTGCTACAAGATCCACAAGCGCAACCACTGGAAGAAACATGGGCGGCGCATTCTTGCAGAGCGCAGTAGCAAGCACCCCACCCGCCGCCACGGGCGGTAATTGCCTCTTGACATTCCTTGTTCACGGGTGAACATTACACCATGACTCACGGCGTCCCAAAGAACCCCAAGCTCTGTACCAAATGTGGCCGCAAGCCCCGGCGCTCGCCCGACCAGCGCTGGTGCTTGGACTGTCAGCGGATCGCCAACCGCAAATCACGGCGCAAGACCGCAAAGCGGATACGCCAGCTCGAAGCCTTCGCCAAACGCTACGGAATTGACCGATGAGCCCCCGCGCCAAACGCCTGTCCACCTCCCTTGAGGGGAGCGAGCACCAGCACCAAGTCCGGCTCTTTGCGTACGCCAAGATCCGGGAGGCCCAGGAACCGGCATGGGGGCTGCTCTTTGCCATCCCGAACGCTGGGGGGTACGTCGGCGGCTTCCGGTCGAACGCGGCGCGGGTCGTCAATATGCGCCGGGAGGGCGTCCGAGGGGGGGTGCCGGACCTCTGCTTGCCGGTCCCTCGGGGAGGATTCCATGGGTTCTACGGGGAGTTGAAGGTGGCCAAGCGGAAGCCCACCCCGGCCCAGATCGCGTGGATCGAGGCCTTGAACCGGCAGGGCTACTACGCGGTGGTGCGGCATGGGTGGGAAGCGATGAAGGAGACCATTGAAGCGTACTTGCGGCTTGAGCCGTGGATCGGGACCGCCCATCAGGAGGACTTGTGAACGTCAGCCGCGCCATCATCGAGAACATGACCGCTGAACAGGACGCGCTGGACAAGGAGATTCAGGCGACCATCGCCAAACTCCATGTGCTCCAGCAGCAGCGCTCCCAGAATGCGCTCCACATCGCGTTAGCCCGGGAGTTCGGGGTGGTCGCGGGCCAGCCAGACGGGAGCGCCCATGACTAAGTCCTGGATCATCGAGGCGAAGGAACGGGCAGAGAAGGCTACGGAGGGACCGTGGCGCACTCGTGAGGACATGGGATGCGCTGCGAGCGTGGACGATCTTGACGGAGGTGTGGTTGCTCAGGCGCAACAGCGGACTTCGTCCGCCGTTGATCCGTTGCAGACCGACCGCATCGCCAATGCCGCCTTCATCGCCGCCGCTCGCACGGACGTTCCACGTCTTGCCTCTGCGCTGCTCGACGCGGTGGAAGCGTTGGAGAAGCTGACGGCGAATCCCGAAGCGATTGATGTGTGCCCACACTGCGGCACGGTGGAGTTCACCGGGGGAGATAGGACAGATCAGAGAGCGCATTTCAACGAATGCCCTGTCCCATCTGCGCGTCGTGTCTTACAGCGCATCCTCGAACCGAAGGAGGGGTGAAGCATGGGACACATTCTGCCTGCCGCCGTGATCTTCATGGTGGACGCCCTGCTCACTGTTGGATACGAGCAAAACAGGCGCGCAGCGATTCGGAACTGCCGGGGTGCACTCGACGCCGGATGCGATCCTGAATACTGGACGAAACAGTTGCGCGAATGGGAATGGCGCAAAGCCCATTCATGGGCAATGGCCGCGATTACTGTGGGGATGACGATTGTTTTTTTGGTGGCGTTCAATGTCTGATTCTTCCTCCCCGCGCCCCGAGGCGGGCGGCGACGTGGACGTGATAGAAGCGATTGTTACGCTTCGCCCAACGACCCTTCGCCGACTCGACAAGCGGTTCGTGCCCGGCTTTGCCTGTAAGATCTGTGGCTGCTACTGGGCCCCTGGGCATGACACATTCACCGTCGAGCACCACGACTCAGATTGCACGGCGAGTGCGATACGTGCCCAACTCACCGCTCTCCGCGCCCGCCTCGAAGAAGGGGAGCGGTGGATTCCGGTGAGTGAACGGTTGCCGGACAACAATCGCGTCGTTCTGGGGTGCAGCGACGGCGGCACGGTAAAAGGCTGCATGTACGTCGGCAAACGGTTCATCTGGGACGAGTTCGACTGGCCCGGCGAGCCGCCGCGCATTGTGGCTTGGCGCGAGTTGCCCAAGCCGTACTCCCTTCCCCCGTCAGGAGGCACCGAATGAGCAACACAGACTTGTGGTTGTTCTGCGCATGGACGCTCGCGGTTGCCGTTGGGTTCTACGCACTCGGTGCGCGCATTGGCCGTCTGGAAGAACGTGATGCACAGTGGGAGCGCGAGCAACAGGAGAAGTCCGATGCCTAACCCCTCCGACCGCTCCCGCACGTCAGGAGTCACCGAATGAGCAGAAGCCGAAAGGACGGTAAGCGTGGCGGTGGCCACCGCAATACCCAGGGCCGCGAATATTGGTCGTCGCGCCTTCACCGGCACGGCGAGGAACCCGGTCGCTACACGAAGCGTCTGACGCACCGCAAGGAGCGCCGTCAGGGCAAGCAGGAGGCCGTCAATGGGTAACTCCGACCGCCCCCGCACGGGGAACGAGGACTACGACTACGGTTTCTACTGCGCGATCTGTCGCTCGTCATGGACCGGGGACGGCGACGAGCATCACGCAGACACGTGCCGCGTCGGGCACCTGGTATCCAAAAATGCCGCGCTGGTGCAGGAGAACGAACGGCTGAGGTTGCAAGTCATCGTGTGCCACGAGACAATGACGCCGGACGAAGAATACCAGCGTGTGCTTACCGAGAACGAACGGCTTCGCCAGTCCCTCGACGCCGCAGAGAAGTGGAAGAACCGCTTTCTGCATCTCGTCGGTGAGATGTTTTCTGATAACGCGGTACGCACTGCAATGCCCGTGTTCGAGTTCCGGCATCGCTGGGGTCGCGATGTGCGCGAGTTCACTGAAGGCATAGATGCCGCTATCGATGCCGTCTCCCGTCGCTCGGACGCTCCCGGAGAACAGACCAATGGCTGAACAGAAGCAGCTTTGGAAGGTGGGGCCGGCCCACGATACGCACGGACGTGGGAGGCCGGTGCCGCAGAATCCCGACTATCTGCGTGGTGTGTGGACGCTCGCTGGCGATTGGGTATGCGACTGCACGGACGAGTTCACCGCTCGAATGATGGTCGAGGGACACAACATTTCGGACGCCCCCGGAGACCGCAATGGAGGAACGAATGGCTAAGACGACGAAGGTCTGCGCGAACTGTGGGGCGCTGGCCACTGGTGCGATCAATGGCCGCGACTTCTGTTCGCGCCCGGACTGTATCAACAAGGTGATGGCGGGCGTCGTGAAGCCGCTCCTCCGGCAGACGATGGAGCAACTCATCGTGCGCGACGGAGGTTCCGATGCCCGCTGACATGGAGAAATGCGAGAGGAGGAATGTACTCGGTTGTCCGAGATGCCTGGTGCCAGGATCGGAAACGCTCATTGGCAAGACATCCGGCGCTGGGCCGGTCCAGCCGTGGAAGTGCCTGCGGTGTGGCGCTACGCTCTGGGACAAAGACCTGCTTCCAGTCGCCACAGTCAAAAAATCCTCAACCCCCCGCGAGGAGAAGCCCAATGTCTGATTCCTCCCACGACCTCCAGACGGGGGCGAGTTGCCTCTACGCCATCCTGCACAAGCTGAACGAGCCCAACCTTGGCGACCGGCGTTTCTTCGAGTGGCTGGACAATGCAAGCATCGACTACCTCAAGGGTGCCAATGCTGAACTTTCCGCCCTTCTCGCCCGCGTGCGGGAGCTGGACGCGGAGAAGCCAAAGGGATGCTACTACGTCCTCGTCGCGAACGAGATCGTCGAAAAACTCTCGTCCGAGGAATGGAGCGATCCCGTGCGTGTTCGTATTGCCGGAACTCGGGGCACCCAGTTGTCACTAGTGTTCCGCTCCGAATCTACCACCCCCTCACCGGACGCGAAGCCATGAGCCGAGAACAGATTGCGCCCGATGTTCGTCTGCCGCGCGTCGTCGGGAGTTTCGAGTGGTTCGACACGCCGACCGGCGAAGATTGCCAGTGTGCGCGGTGCGGCGGCGAGGTCGAATCGGTGAACTGCTGGAACTGCGGCGGCGAGGGCTACAGCCACCACGATTGCGGTGAGGATTCGTGCTGCTGCCTCTACCCCGAGGACAACGTGACCTGCGATGCGTGCCAAGGGAACGGCTTCTTCCTGCACTGCACCAACTCGCCAGAATGGTGCCGCGACAACCCACGGCCGGGTCGCGAACACATCGAATCGACGGCAATGACAGCGGAGGCGTGGCTGGATGACTAGATCCGAAGCGGTAGCCATCGCCGCCACGATGACCGTGGAGCGGCTGAGGGAAGATGCGAAGATGATGCGGGAGAATGTGGAGTTCCATCGGGTTGCAGGGAATATCGGTTACGCCGCCAGAGCAGAGCGTGCAGCCATCGCCTTCGACGCCTTGGCGAACGGAAGCGAGTTCCTACTAGCGGATTATTCCAACGAGATTCGCGGGCTCATGGATGATGGCGGCGGCCAGCAAGCGTTCATTGCGGACCCCGGATTTGACGTACACCCCACCCTCACCGCCTGTCTCACCGCCTGCCAGGAGAAGGACGATGACCACGGATGAGCTGATCGCGGAACTGGACCGTATGGTTGGCGATCTAGAACGCGCGGCATTAGAGCGCAACGTGCCGACAGTGAAGGAAGCCAATGTGCTTCGCGTCGCCGTCGCCAGACTCAAGAGCGCCGAGGTGGGCATGGGCGTCATGGTCAGCATGAGCCGCGCTTCCGATCAACTGGACGTACTCAATCGTTGGCGCTCCGGCGCCGCTGAGGGAGGGAAGGATGGATAAGAACCAACCGATTGCGCTTGGCGACTTGATCGCGCTGCTCGAAGCGCGGCCGCAAGACCAGGGCGTGAGCTTCGACTTTTGCGGCCTTGTGCCGACTTCCGTTGACAGCTATCGCGGCTACTACGACCATCTCGCGATGGGGTGGAGCGCTGATGGAGCCCCGAAGGTTGCCGACCTACTGGGCCGCCTGCGCGAGGCCCTTGGCGCGGTATTCACCGGCTACAAGGGCGGCGAGTTCCGCATGGATGCGGACACGCCGATGTGGGTCGCCAACTATGGCCGGTCCGACTCAACGGCCATCATCGGAATCTCCGAATGCGATTACTGGACCTTCATCGAAACCGCGCGATGCGAGGACTGGGATGGCGGAACCGTCCGCGCGCTACAAGTGCTCGGTGGACTCGGAAGCGGCAATCTGGCCATGCCGCGCGGCTACCGTGGAGGTTCTCATGCCCCGTAAGCGGGCCGGGATCGAGGGAGGGAGGGCCAATGGCTAGAAAGGTGCTGGTGTGCGGTGGCCGGGACTATGGCGACCGCGAGCGCGTCTTTGCGGTGCTTGACCGGATACACGCGGAAGAACCCATCGCAGCCGTCATCCACGGGGCGGCTCCCGGTGCCGACAGCCTTGGCGGCGCATGGGCATCGGCGCATGGCGTGGACGAACTTGCGTTCCCCGCCGACTGGGAGCGTCACGGACGGAAGGCTGGCCCCATCCGCAATCGCACGATGCTGGCCGTCGGCAAGCCAGATCTCGTTGTCGCCTTTCCCGTCGTCGTGGCACCGAGCAC